TGTTTTCTTTTAGAGATTTTTTCCAAAGACCAGGGATATGTACATCCTTGTGACTATCCATGATGTTGGTAGTATTTATAATAGCCCTTACCTTGATCTCGTTAGTATCTAGGCTCACGGCATCAGCTTTTAAAACATCACCCTTTGAATTAGTTATAGGTGTACTATATTCTAATCCATCAGCTTCTTTTAAAACACTCATCTTTTGAGCAATCAAAGTGCTTTTGTTAGCAATCATAAAATCGATCAATTCCGACTTATTTTGAAAACTTGGTATCTCTAGTTTTTTCATGACTTTTATAAATTAATTCTCCATTTATTGCTTTTGAGGTTTTCATTTCCTTTAGTTTCTCAATTATTTCTTTTGTTAACTTAGTCTTCATCTGTTATGGGTATTCCTTGATTATCAAAAAGTGCTTCTATGGTAGTCGTGTCCATTTCAGCACGTACGAGCTTTTCGTATGCAGATGCTATCTGTAATATTTTATCTGCTTTCTTTTGCTCCGTGTGTTGCATCACAGGCATATTCTTGAAAGTAACTTTGATTGGTGTGGCTTCTAAATCAAAATGAGATGTCCAACTGTTTGCTAAATCGTCTGCTACGGGCTGTATCACGTTCTGAATGAAGCCAATTAATGCCTCCTTTTGATTTTCAAAGGTTGCACCTGTCTTATGAGCTGAATACAATTCATTTGGAACACTGAATATTTCACGGATAAGTGTAGCGTTGGTTGCTATACTGTTTTCAAACCCTAAATCTGAGTGCTTAATATGGAAAGACTGCCAATTGATTGGGCTTTGCGTTGCTATACCCCTACGCTTACCACCTCCAAAGCCGTAATTGTTTAAAAGCCTGTTTTCAATCTGGTTTTTATCGTCTGCATCTAGTGGCACTGAAGTACCTAGGGAGCTGCCTTTTGCATCACTAGAAAACCCTTCACGCCCGTTGGATTGAATAATAACGTTTTCCGCATCTCCAACAAGTCCAACGTTTGAAATATGTTTGATAACAGCATCTATCTTGCTTTTACCAGTGATTGCAGCCTGATCCGTACAGTCAAGACCGTTGGTTACATCGTAAAACGGGATTATATCTCTAAGCTCGATTAACCTCTCTTTATCGGTTTCGTCCGTGTATTTAATTTTCTGGTCAAAATAAGCCTCAATCTCTGCTTCGTCAATCAATAAAGGCGATAGCATTTTCTCTGGAAAATCAATATAACCACTGTTGAGATTGTAAAGAAAGTCTGGCGGTAACCCAACTCCTCCGTAAGGTTTCTGGTACACATAGCCATACACACACTTAAACCACTCGAATTGTTTTAGTAAATCTTGCTTAGATTGGAATGGGTTTGGATTATTAATCAGTTTGATAATGTCATGATCGACTTCCATTTCTCCATCCGTTCCTTCAATGTAAAATTCGGCTTGGGATAGGATTTGCGCTCGTATAGAGATACAAGCAGAAGCTACAGGATTGTTAGTTGCTATCTTTAGTTTATCACCGTTTAAGAATTCAGCACCCCTCTTAAAATTGAAGTGTGTACCATCTTTATAACGAATATAACCTAAAGCCGATAAAGCTCTATCTACTATGCCCATAAGTGAAAACCCAATTATACAGGGTCTTCAAATATAATTCTGCATCTTGCGTGAATTGGTGTTATATTTTTACTCGAAGTTTCTTTTATAAAAATCATCAGCAACACACGCTAGTAACGTGATACTGTCTGGAGCGTCATCGTGTTTTGCTTTGCCATCCTTGGTGTACGAAAATAGCTGCTTCATTGCTTTGTCGTAATCGCTGCCTGCCGCATAGTCATTTCTAAATACAAAGTGCGTGCGTATGAAGTGTGACTTCTGTATAATTCTGGAATGCTTATTGGCTGTTTGATGAATTGGCAGTAATCGGGTATTAGAAGTAATGTTTTTTTGAACGTCTTTAAAAAATATAGAGCCGTGGTTGTTGGTTTCAATGGCGCAAAAGTCTAAATTATTGCTTTTTATCAATTGAGTGGATTGTGGTATGGTGTATTCAGTGTTTTCTCTAGTGAATAACCAATCTGTAACGTATATCTTAGAGCCTATAATGTGACCCATTGGAAAGCTTAAGAAGTCCATCCCTTCATCTGCTACATCTATCCCTCCTATGCGTCCCTCTATCCTGTTTTCGTCAAAGTCATTACCGCTGAAGTACTCGAAGTCTGTTTTTAAGAATACGAGCCCTTTTTGTGGCTTCGGGTCTTGTTGATACTGATTCTCAAACACTAATTCGTTGACTAATTTTAGTTTCATCAACTCCTCAATAGTGTGTTTGAATGACCACAAAGCCTTTCCTTCCTCGCTTATGGCGGGCATCATCAACACTTCCCATGCATCTGGCTCTAAGTCTATGAGGTAACCGCTTAGGTCTCTCTCGTGTACACGCTGCATGACGATTATAATAGGCGTGTTACGGCTGTTGGTTCTGGAACGTATGGTGTTGTCAAAACGTTGATTGATCTTCTCTCGCATATCTGGTGAATCTGCGTCCTCTGGCTTGATCGGGTCATCAATTATAATCGCTCCTTGAAACTTAGACTGCATCTGATCTATGTCATTGAAAAATTCCTGATCTTCCTTGGATTCGTCCTCCACCTGTCCAGCTCCAAAGCCTGTAATTTGCCCTCCTGAAGCTGCTGCATATATGCCACCGCCTTGATCGGTGTACCACTTACGTTTTGATTTACTGTCTTTTTTTAGTTTGACATTAAAGAATTTCTGATAGTCATCGCTTTCAATTAAATCTTTGACTGATTCCGAGTTGTCAAGAGCTAGTGTTTCTGAATAAGATGTGTGTATGAATTTTGAACGTGGGTTGAGTGCTAGTCCCATAGAGATAAGGCTCTTAACAAGTAATTCTGTCTTGCCATAACGAGGTGGCATATTAATAATTACTCGGGTAAGCTCTCCTTTAAAGACACGCTTCATTATACGGCAAATCTCTTTGTGATGGTCGTTAACAACAAACTTTCGATTGAATGTTTTTTTAAAGAAATAACGAGTAAAGAATAAAGGGCTGTCTAATAGATTTGCCTTAATTACCTCATCTTCAGTAACTTTAGTATTCTGAGTTAAGCTTTTCATCTAGTAGTTTCATTTTCTCTGGGGTTAGATTAGGCGTTAAAGACCCGCTTTTCTGCGTGTTATCCTTCTCATAGAAGCCAATATGCTTGGCTATCTTTTCAATCGTCCAGTCTTTGCCATGTAGTTTTAATTCAATGCCGTTACGAGTGTCTTTGATTGACTCTATGCACATTAACTGCTCTTCAGTAAGTTGATCGAAAGGCTTGAAATGTAAGACTCTTTCTATTTTAATTTTAATCTCCCTCTCTCCTTCTTTATTTTCAGTTAGAAAAGGCGTTTCTATTTCCACAAAGTCAACATACTGATCTATCCGTGATTTTCTTAGGATCGTGAGGTGTTTCAGCAACTCCCTTGAATCTGTTTTAAATTCCTTTTCTGCTATCTCTGCCGCTATCTTTTTGAGTTCGCTGACCCTTGTAGCAACCTTGCTATCTTTAAGAAGACGAGAGGCTGCTTCATTAATAGTAGTGTCTTTCATTTTAGACGCATCATACGCTATCCTATAAGCTGCTGATGCATCGTCTAGCTTTACATACTCTTTGCAAAATATTTCTTGCTTATTTGTTAGTGCCATTTGTTTCTTATTTAATTACAACTTTAGTCCAATAAAGTTTTGTTTTAGGCTTTTTTTCTCTCTTCTTTTTTATAAACTGGATAGCTTTTTCATTTGTATAAAAAGCCTTTATTGCTATGTTTGTTTTTTTACAAGCCACAATACAAACATAGTTTTTCCTTTTAGGTGGTGTAGGTTGTATTCTTTTAGGTTCTTTTTGCAACAGCCTTCTCGTGGTGTCATCCCATTTTGTTGGGGTTGGCACTCTATTTGGCTTAGACTTGTTGTTTCGACTTGAGTTATATCGTTTTATCATCAAGTCGCCAACCATGATACTTAATAAAATAGCGCAATAAATAGTTAAGAATATTTCCATAGTTTCTATGAATTAATTGAATAGTATTTGAATGATGGTTTGTTTTTGTATAGAACGGTGCTAGGTTTTATAATCGCTGCTTTTTCAAGTAGTTTGAAAGTTTTGAACACCGTTGATCTTGAAATTGAGAATCCGTCAGGGATGCTTGTGTGAATGTCCTTTACTGAAAACATAGGCTTGGAGTCCATCATAATGTCAAGAATGAGCATCCGTTCTTTGGTGGCTACTATTTTGTTTTTCGTGTAATTCCATTGATGGTCTTTCTTGTATTTTTCGCAATAAGCTTTGAATCGGTGTATTATGTCCTTTTTTTTGAAAGGTTTTGGATTCAGTCCACGGAGTAATGTCTTACCTATAATTACAGGGTCAACGACTTCTATTTCGTTTATGAAAATCTTATTTTTTTCTGAATCTATTACTAAGTTCATACCTCTTTTTTTAATTTAAAAGCTTGTAGCAAATAAGTGTAATTACAAAGCCTACTATACACCACGCTATAATGTTAGTAGAAGTTTCTTTGCCTCGGTTTCTTTTTTTCATGATTTTATTTATGGTAGTGGATCAATTATCACTTTGCCTATTATAGAAATCCATTTTGGCTCTTCTCCTAAACTTTCAGTTATGTGTTCGTGTGCATAATCCCAAAAAGCGTCCTCATCTATTCTTATATCTTCTGGTAATTCGATAAGTACAGTAACTCCTTTACTTGTTGGTCTGTTTTTTTTGTATCTTACTGCTATAGTCATGATTTTATTTTTCTATCTGTTAAGGTCTACTTTCCACACGGGGTGGAGACTGTTTTATTTAATGCTTTGTATTTCTCAATGATTTCAATAAGATAGAATCGATCCCACTTGAATCCAACCACCTTATAACGTTCAGCCGTGAAATGTAATTTTGCTAAACGATCATCCCCTATCTTGTACCTTAGATTCTTTTCGTACTCCGTTAGATTTCCAGATAAAAAATAATTGCATTTCTTACATTGTCCGTGAACATTGTCCTCTTTAAATCTTAATGGTGGATAGTTACCCCCAGAGTAGAAGTGCCCCGCCTGAAGCGTTGAGTATGACCCACACGATATGCACGGCTGATTCTTATCCCTGTTTCTGATGAATTGGTGGAAATGCCTTACTGCTATCGCTCTTAGCTGTCGGATTGTTTTGTTTTTATATTTTGCTATCTCCATACCGTTTGTTTTGCAGAAATTACGGTACTTTTAGAAACTAAAAAACGCAGTGAACCTCTGGATTGACCATTAGTTACTGCGTTGGAATACAAATATAGTGATTCTTATAGAGTAATCAAAATATTTAACTGAAAAACATTCTTTTCATTATTGAATATTATTTAAAGGTTTTTACTCTTTTTTTGTCCATCTCGTTCCTATGAAGATGATTAGAGCTATCATTGCTATTGTAAAAAGTGTAATGAATGTTTTCATGTTTTAAAATAGGTTAAGTTTGGTTGATTTGAAGCCCTTAATTGTGGGGCAAAAAAGGTCTACTGAATCTGCTTAACTTTTACCCTCCCATCTATTTGCTCTATCAAGATTCCTTGATTGTAGTAGAGCTTTGATGCTGAAATAGCCATTCCAGTAGACTTAATGAATTGCTGTGATAGACTAGTAATAGACTTCACTCTTACGGCTTCCGTCTTTAGTTGATCCATATCTAATTCCATTGCTGATAGTTTTTTCATCTCATTTAATATTATCAGATTTATATCTGATAATGTTGGATTCTTTTCTTCTGTATTTGACATTGTTTTTTGTTTTATTGGTTAAAATTGTTCTTTACTTTCTTAAGTAGTTTCGCCTAGGTGGGGTGTGTCTTGTGATTTTTCATTCATTTTTCGTTTTAATAATAATTGATTTTTGTAGATTAATAATAACTCGGGGTGATCGTTTCCATTGAGTCCAGTAAGTTTTTTGAATGCGGAATTTAAGTATGATTTACTTAGGTCTTTTACCCCCTGTTTATTATATTCATACTGAAACCTCTTATAGCGTTCTGGGTTATCTCGACCCCATTGGGCTAGTTCCTCAAGAAGCCTCTCTCTATTGCGCTCAAAGTAACGCTTCCTTGCAGGCTTACAGTACTCATAAGAACACGCTTTACATCTGCTGTCCATCCTCTTTGATTTGCGACCCTTAGCATTATATTCGTAGTATTCGCTTCTGAG